TCTTCTATCCCGTTGCTCCTGTGCAAGTCTGGCAGCTTCTTGTTCAGCGGCTATGACATCCCGCATCTCAAACACCTTGCTGTACAGCGCACCCATTTCGGGAGGACTTTGATACACCATCGTTTCCCTGATTGTCACCTCCAGCGCCGCCATCTGATCCTGCGCCATGACCCGCTTCAATGCGGCTTCCATCTGGTTCTGGTCAGACTCGTAAACGTTTCTGGACTTCTCTTCTTCCTCCCTGATGTGGGCGGCTAACTGCTCTTGGATTCTGAAGAATTCCGTAAGATTTTTGACAACTCCAACCATGACCTGCGTTTCGTCAACAGCGACGTATTTGTCTTTCTTTTTCGCCACAGGCTTGGGCGCGACAGGAGTTGGCGAACCGCCAAAGAATTTTGCCAACGCCCCCCAGAAACCATAAATTTCTTTTCCGATCCCAACAGCTTCATCGACAGTAGCCTTAACCTCCATGAAAGAGGTCTTTGCTTGCTTGTAAAGCTCGCAACCTTCTTTGATGGCGGCGACACAAGCATTTGCAGCAAAAAGGAGGGAGATCGGATCAATTCTGTACTCCGGCAGGGGTCATTAAAAAATTAAAATTTATCAAAACCCGTTTTTTGGATTCACGAGGAAGTTGCCCTGCATGAATTATTCTGGAATTAAACAAAACTGCTCTTCCTTTTTTAGGAGTAACAGACTGTTTTACGGTCAATGTTCCAGTGAATTCTTCGGGCTTTTCTTCAAAAAGCAACGTATCCCCATCCGAATCATTAGCGTAATAAATCAGGGTCAAAATATTTTCCTCAGAGCAGTCAATATGCGGAGTGTTGTATGAGCCAATTGGCGCATTAAACGGTAGCGTCATATTTGCTTTAGCCTTAACCATTCCTGTAATTTCTGGGACAGCAAGAGATGCAAAGTACAAAACAGGAAATATTGTGGATTGAAAATTAGAATGAACATTACCATCACTGCAAAAAACATGAGTAAATTGACAAAAATCCATCGTGTTTGCATCTAAATATACATAATTAGATGTGGTGCTTTCATATACGTTGCACGTTGTGTCTCTGTATATCCACGGAAAGTCATTGGCAAACATTTTCTCCAACATTGCTTGGAAGGGTGGCGGAAGAAAATTGTCAATAACTTTTATCATTGAATGGCTCTTTAGTGCAAATTATCAAGCAATGACATTTGGAGCGTTTCCAATTGTCACTGGCGGTGGTGGTATAGGGACTTCTTTGATGGTTGCATCAGCAGGGTCAAAATACCAAAAATCAGCCATTACTTCGTCAGCACAATCCAACCAATACAAGGGTTCAGCTACACCAAAAATGTTTTCTGATGGTTCTGTTTGCGCAATACGGTATCCTGTTTTTCCGTCAAAGAAATTAACAGGTTCATTTGGACAAATTAATGCTTTTTTCATGTTAATACTCCACAACCACAACACCAGCCGCGCCTGCAAAACCTACAGATGGCTGGTTTCCAGAGTTAGAACCTCCTGCGCCTCCGCCATATTGAGAACCCGCAGTTTGCGTTTTTATATCTCCGCCCAAAAAACTACCTCCACCCGCAGCGGAGACACCAGCACTAGAGTCAAATCCTGTACTACCCCTTATATTTAAAAGCCCCCCTGAGCCAATACCACCGGCTCCTCCCGCGCTAAAAGTTCCATCAGCCCCCCCAGAGGCGCCTCCACCTGTGGCAGAAACAGTTGTAATGGATTGAGTACCAGAAGCAACACTACTTGTACCACCAGTACCACCATTGCCTGTTGCAGACGTACCAGCCGTTCCACCAGCACCAACAGTTATGTTTAATGTATTGCTAATTGTTAAGTCAGATATTACTTGGATTGCGGCTCCGCCTCCACCTCCACCTCCACTTTTTCCAGCGTTGTCATTATTATCTCTAGAGCCTCCAGTTCCACCACCACCCCCAAGAACAGTGACTTTGATTTTTGTGGCTGGAATTGAATAAGCAGTATTGGTTGATGTCAGCACAACCATATTGGAAAAGCCACCACCACCTGATGCGGCAATAGTTATTGCGCCTGCACCGTTGGTAACTGTAATTCCTGTGCCAGCAGTCAGCGTTGCTTTTGCAAGAGTGTTACCAGATGTATTGCCAATAAGCAGTTGACCATCGGTGTAGCTTGTCTGACCAGTTCCGCCATTGGCAACAGGCAATGTGCCGGTTACTCCAGTCGATAAAGGCAGACCCGTAACGTTAGTCATCACGCCCGATGTTGGCGTACCCAAGAGAGGTGTAACAAGCGTTGGTGATGTTGCCAAAACAACCGAACCAGAACCAGTAATTCCTGCGAATTCGTTATATTCTGGATCCCAATCTGCCGCTGTTGTTAAGGTAGTGCCAATACACATGCACTGAACAGTAACTCCCGGTATTACGGTTACAACTAAATTTCCACCAGATGAATTAACAGTTAAATTACCAGTTGAAGCATTTTCAATTGAATACGTAACACCAGCCACCAATGTACTGGTAACAGGAAGAACAATCGTTTGAGTTGTTGTTCCTGTAAATCTTTGATAATGATTACTTGATGCCGTTAAAGTAGTTGAGCCTGCTGCGGTTGCAGTGCTTGTAAACCCCATGTTGATGTTGTTGATCGTAGGCAGAGATATTGTTGGTGAAGTGCCAAGAACATTTGCGCCACTACCAGTAGATGTTGTTACACCAGTACCGCCATTGGCAACAGCAAGCGTTCCAGCCACCGTCACAGCGCCGCTGGTTGCTGTAGAAGGAGTCAGCCCAGTAGAGCCAAAAGAAATTGTGGAAACAGCCGCACCAGCAACAGTCGTAGCAACCTTTACAAAGTCAGAGCCGTTCCAAGCTGCTACGCACTTCTCTCCAGCCACAATAGTTATGCCGGTTGTTGGCCCAGCACCTCGCAAGACGATGGACTGACTGCTGCTGGTGGCATTTATCACCATGTACACCTTACTTTGCGCCGGTGCAGTGATGTTTCTGGTAACGCTTCCACCTGCCGTCCAAAGCAGAATAGCTTCTCGCGCTGTGTTTGCTTCCCCCGCCGTGGTTGTCAAAGTCACATCGGCATCAGAACTTAATGTCGTAGTTCCGGCAATTGATGAATCAAGTAATGAAGTAATGCTGCTATTTGCAACATCTCCCCATGTACCCGATAACTCGCCCGTTACGGGCAGTGCCAAACCCAAAAGTGATGTATATGCTGTAGTCATGGTTTACCTCAAGTTACTACTTCCCAATTTGCTGCTTGCGAGTTGCTGATATTTTGCCAGTTTGCGGTCTGACTGTCATCAATGATTCGCCAATAAACCGAAGTCAAATTACCAGCGCTTCCTGTCCCCAAAACCCCTGTCAACGCTGCCGACCTTGCTCCCAGCCCGACACTTCCAACACTTGCAGACAGTGACGATCCGGTTAATTGAATTTCTATACCGGACAGCACATTTCCAACTTGACCGTTCGCTTCAAGCGAAGACAAGGGAAACTCAACGTATCCAGCGTAGCCATATACCTCATTACCTGCTAACTGAACAGTTGCACCACCGTAAGTTATTGTTCCAACCGAACCATCGGCAACAACCCCAGAAAGAACAATTAACCTGTCTGGTGACGCATTTCCTGCGTATCCATCTGCATGAACTTCTTGAATCTCAGGTAAATTTGTTTCATCTACCCCGCCAATATCAGGATGGCAAAGAACGCCCGTTAACGTTACCGAGACATTTTGTATAACGCTGCCAACTGCACCTGAAGCAACGACACTGGAAGGGACGGTTTCTCCCTCGCCCCAAGTGCCTCTGCCCCAAGCGCCCTCGCCCCATCCTGACATGTTCTACCTTTAAGTAGTAGCCAAACGCAACAAAGCGGTTGTTGTGGTGTTTGAAGGCATTGTCAAAGTGAAAGTGCCAGCCGTAATGGTCTGTGAGCCAAACGTGTGGACACTGATGGCCTTGTTGCTTTGAGTTGAGTTGTACAGCAACACGGTATCAAACGCCGTGGTCAATGTCACCGTTGTATAGGTAATTGAAGCTGAAGGCGTAAAAAACGCCACACCAGCAGTTGCTGAACTGTTGGTCGAAGTTGGAGCCGTTGCATTCGTTACCGTCACACCGCCAGCGGTATAACCTGTACCAGAGACTTCGTTGGTTGCTGAATAAACCGTGGTAGACGCATTGACCGTAGCCGATGTCAAATACAAAGCCGCTTTGAGCGTGTCTGTAGTGGGCGAGGTCAAGCTGCCACGGGACACAATGGTTGAAGTGCCAAGCTGGTGTTGACCAAGCATAAGCTCGCTCATAAATGAGGTACACATTGATTGAGTATTTGCCATGATGTTTCCTTTACCCGATTGAGGCTGTTTCACCGCCAATAGACGGCATTTTCTTCAAAGTCACATGTACAGAACGGTGGACAAGCTCCCCTTCCAACCAATATTCTACCCATGCGGTTAACTCATTTTCGTTGTCCACAGTGCCTTCTCGCTTTTCCAGCAAAGAGTCATCCATGTCACCTTTTGTTGTTGTAACGATCAATTTGAACTCCTGATAAGTGCTTCTGTTGCCGTGTTCGCTGGCATCGTTATAAGAAATGTTCCGCCTGCTACAGATATTTTGTCAGACCCAAAGTCCAAAACAGCGATTGATTTGTTACCCTTGGTAACGTTATAAATCAATGCGCATCTTGCAGTTATTGCACCAGTCCATGAAGCATTTGGAAATCCAACATATGCCGTATATCCAGAACTGCTAACAGTGATAGGCGTAAGAACCAAACCACCAGCCACATAATTTCCGCCGCTGGACTCACTGTCAGATGAGTAAACGGTAGTAGCCTCGTTCAAATTTACGTTGGCTGTATACAAAGCAATCTTGATCTGATCTGTCGTGAGATCGTGAATGCCTTGATACAACTCGGCTTTGAACGATGTGGTTTGTGTTTGGACAATACTCATTGAACCTGTGTCCTAACTTGTCCGTCACGATAGGCATCTGCACGTTGTTTGCCATCACCCAAATTCTTGAGCAGAGCAATCGACTGAAGATACATATCTTGGTAAAACTTAACCGTGTCTGGTTCGCCTTTCATGTAACGAATGGCCTCAACCATTGTTCCATTGAGTAGCGCGGAATCAAAGTTATCACCAAGCCAAGTAGTACCAGCAGTGACAATAGATTCTGGGTAATAGTAAAAATGCAATTCAACTGAATACGTTGCGTCTGGTGTTGGGCCAAGAATGAACGACAACTCAGTCACGGCATTTGACTGAGGGCCAAAAATACCATAGTGTTTCGGCTTTCCACGATATGCAGCAGCCGTGTTTGGATAAGCTTCTCGCATGAAGTTCACATCTTTATTGAGCAAATAAAGATATTCACTTCCGCTAATCACAGCCAATGAATAAGCAGATAGAAAATCATCAGGCGCAGACAAATACGGATTACCAGCGGTAACAGTACCAGTCATGTTCTTGCGCAGATTTGCAATCTGAACAGTGTTGTATATACGCTGTTCAGCCTGCTTAATCATTATGTTCATGTCTACCGTGGGAAACGTGTTCTCACAATAGTCAGAAACAGCAATGACAAGTTCAGCGTAATTCATGCCATTGGGCCTCTTGCCATCACACCCTTGGTAGCTGCGCCAGTGCCACGGATTTTGATGCCGCTTGTTTTAGCTGGCTTATTACCAGCAGATTTGCTGTAAGCGCCAACACTCATGTCAACTGTTTTAAGCATACTGCCATTAGGCTCTTTGCCGGGATTGGAGGCGATTCCAACAGCTTTGCCCTTCATGTTGTGCGGCGCAGCATAAGTGGCGGCATCACCCACCTCTTTACCCATCATCTTTTTGCTGTATCCCATATCAGCCTCCGCGCTTGTATGTGAAAGAAGACTTCTTCTGGTTGGCAACCTTGGCTAAACCACGACCAAGTTCCTTCATTTGCATGTTGGTTTTACCACCTTTTGCCATTTTCTTTACACCGTGCATAGAAGATTCATGGCCTTTTACGGCTCTTTTTGCCTCTGACTTTGCAACACTACGCATTTTGCTTGTTTCCATCATTTTCTCCTAAGAAACAGTTACCGTAACTGTACCAACACTTGTCGTTGCCACCAAGTAATTTGGAGTCAACTCGTTATCAAAATTTCTTGCTCCACCCACTGGACTCCATCCCCATTGAATGTCCCGTGAGCCGCCCGTTGGATAGCCTCCAAAACCGCTTTGGTCAAGCTGCAACCCATTCACACCAGCCGTCACATATGTAGTGTCCCTGCGAGGCCCCCTAAGCGCCTGCGGGTCTTCTACAGGGTACATACCCAACAACAACTGCGGATGATCTGGATCCCAGCACTCAGGACAAACCTTCAGCTCATACCGCTTGGTCTTTATGACCTCGGTCTTGAGCTTTTTAAGCTTGTACTGTTGACCACACCGATCACATTCAGCAATTGCAATCCGACCAGAGGCATAGGTGCTTCCCATTAGAGTAATCTCCCCTTGGTCTTACCGCGCTGGGCTATCCCATCACCACGGGAAGAGGCTCTAGATTTAACCTTGCCGCCTTTTTTGTATGTGTCACCAGCGGCGTTGCGATTTTCATCCGCCATTGCTCCGCCAATATGTGTTCCAGCTTCACCAAAAAAGTTGTTTGAGGCTCTATTGGCTGATTGGTTTGCTGTATTTTGAATTTTATTTATGACTCTATCTTTAGCAACTTGTTCGGCTCGTTTT